AATCTCTGCGTGGGCCCTCCCTTGGGAACCGCAGCCTCCCGCACGCGCAGGTTTTTTTCCCGGTCCCGGAATTTCACCCGCGCGGCTGTTTTTGCGCGAAAACCCTATGGCCCGTCCTGAGTTCAAACCGACCCCTGCGCAGCGCCGAAAGGTGGCGATTGCCGCTGGCGGTGGCATGTCGCACGAGGAAATCGCGATCGGTCTCGGTATCGCGCGGAACACGCTGGAGAAGCACTTCGCGGCCGAGCTGTCGACGGGCGCCTACTGCAAGCGGCTCGAGGTCATGGAAGCGATGCACCGGGCCGCCATCAAGGGGAACGTCGCCGCGCAAAAGGCGTATGTCACGCTGACCCCGCGCGCGGCGGCGCCGCCTGTGCCGACACCAGAAGCCGGCGCCAAGGCTGAGCCGCTGGGCAAGAAAGCGCAGGCGCAGGCCGACGCCACGACAGCGCAGGCGGGCACCGAGTGGGAGACGCTGCTGAACCCGTCCGCGCCGCTGCAATGAGTGCCTGGGACCTGTCCTGCCCGGACTGGGCGAACCGTCTGCGCGCCGGGCAGCCGCTGGTCCCGGACCTGCCGATCGACCAAGCGCAAGGCGCTCGGGCGGTGGCGGTGTTCAACAAGCTCCGGCTCGCCGACGTGCCAGGGACGCCGACGCTGGCAGAGGCGGGCGGCGACTGGTTCCGCGACATCGTGCGCGTGCTGTTCGGTGCGCTCGACCCGGTGACCCGGCAGCGCGCAATCCGCGAGCTGCTGGTGCTGGTGCCGAAGAAGAACAGCAAGACGACGAACGGCGCGCTGCTCATGCTGACGGCGCTGCTGCTGAACGAGCGGCCGAACGCCTCGATGATCATGACGGCGCCGGTCCAGGACGTGGCGCAGCTGGCCTTCGATGCGGCGGCCGGCGCGATCGAGCTGGACGACGTGCTGAAGCGCAAGCTGCATGTGCGCGAGCACCTGAAGACAATCGTGCATCGCGAGACGAAGGCCGAGCTGCAGATCATGAGCTTCGACCCGGCGGCCCTGACGGGGCAGAAGCCGGTCGCGGCGCTGATCGATGAGCTGCACGTCGTCGCCAAGATGTCGAAAGCGGCCAGCGCGATCCGCCAGCTCCGCGGCGGCATGCTGCCGTATCCGGAGGCGTTCATGGCCTTCATCACGACGCAGAGCGAGGAAGCCCCGTCGGGGGTCTTCCGCGCCGAGCTGATGAAGGCCAGGGCGATCCGCGACGGCACGCAGCAGGGGCACATGCTGCCAGTGCTGTACGAGTTCCCGCGGGAAATGCAGAAGGAAGCGGCGGTCTGGCGCGACCCGGCGAATTGGTCGATGGTGACGCCGAACGCTGGCCGCTCGATCACGATTCCGCGCCTGGTTGAAGAGTTCAAGACCGCCGAGCACACCGGCGAAGAGGAATTGCGCGCATGGGCGTCGCAGCACCTAAACGTCGAGGTCGGACTCGCTCTGCATTCGGACCGCTGGGCCGGTGCGGACTACTGGGAGGCGCAGGGCACGGCCGGGCTGACGCTGGACGAGCTGATCCGCCGATGCGAGGTCATCACGTTCGGCATCGACGGCGGCGGTCTGGACGACCTGCTGGGCGCCTCGGCGGTCGGCCGCGACAAGGTGACGCGCGACTGGCTCCACTGGGCGCATGCCTGGGCGCACCCGTCGGTGCTCGAGCGCCGGAAGGCAGAGGCGGAGCGCCTGCGGGACTTCGCCGCTGACGGGCATCTGACGATGGTGAAGCAGATCGGCGACGACGTGATCGAGGTCGCCGCCATCGTCACCAAGCTGAACAAGGCCGGCAAGCTCGACAAGGTCGGCGTCGACCCGGTCGGCATCGGCGCAATCGTCGATGCGATCGTCGAAGGCGGGCTCGAGCAGGAACGAATCGTCGGGATCTCGCAGGGCTGGAAGATGGCCGGCGCGATCAAGACCACCGAGCGCAAGCTCGCCGAGGGCACGTTTCACCACGGTGATTCGCCGCTCATGGCCTGGTGCGTGGGGAATGCGAAGGTCGAGCCGAAAGGCAACGCCATTGCGATCACGAAGCAGGCATCCGGAACCGCGAAGATCGACCCGCTGATGGCAACGTTCAACGCCGTCGCGCTGATGTCGCTGAATCCGGCCGCCAAACAAGGGATCGAAGGATGGCTGAGAAACCCGGTGCGCGCTTGAACCTGCTGCAGCGGTCGCTGTCGGCGCTGGGCTTGAAGTCCTATGCGCCGCGCGTTGTCGGCGAGGGTGGGCTGACCGACTCGCGCTTCGTCGCGAAGCTGGTGTCGATGCTGTCGGGCCGCGAGACGTACACGGGCCGGGCGATCGACGACGTGTCGGCGATGCAGATCTCGACGGTCTTCGCGTGCGTGCGACTGCTGTCGCAGACGATGGGCACCCTGCCGCTGGGGGTCTACACCCGCGATGACAGCGGCAACGCGAAGAAGGTGGACCACGAGCTCGCCGACGTGCTCGTCGACACGCCGAACGAGGACATGACCTCGCAGGAGTACGTCGAGGCGCTGACGACGAACCTCTCTCTGCGCGGGAACGGGTATGCGCTCGTCGACCGCAGCGCCTCGGGCCGCGTGACAAGGCTCTATCCGATGGTGTCGGCCGATGTCCAGCCGATGCGCGACAAGCTGAGCCGCGTGGTCTACAAGGTCGCCGGCGAGAAGGATCCACTGCCGGCGGATCGGGTCTGGCACGTGAAGGGATTCGGCTCGAACGGGCTGGTCGGCTTGTCGCCGATCGGCGCAGCTGCGCAGGCGATGGGCCTGGCCCTGACGATGGAAGAGTTCAGCGCGCGCTTCTTCGGCAACGGCGCTCGGATGTCGGGCGTCGTCAAGGCGAAGGAGTGGCTGACCGAAGAGCAGCGCCCGGTCGCGAAGGCGTTGATCGACGAGATGTATTCGGGCGCCTCGAACGCGCACAAAACGATGCTGCTGGAAGGCGGCATGGACTACACCCAGCTGTCGGTCACGCCGGAAGAGGCGCAGTTTCTGCTGACGCGCGGCTTCTCCGTCAAGGAAATCTGCCGCTTCTTCGGGGTTCCGCCGCACATGGTGGCCGACCTCGAAAAATCGGCCTTCACCAACATCGAGCAGCAGTCGCAGGACTTTGTGACGACCGGGATGCTGCCGCTCGCACGGCGGTTCGAACAGAGCGGCGCGCGTCGCCTGCTGAGCCTGGCCGAGCGCAAGCGCCTGTTCCTTCGCTTCAACTTCGAGGGCCTGCTGCGCGCTGACAGCGCTGCGCGAGCGGCGCTCTACGGGGTCTTCCTCGACAAAGGCGTGTCGACGCGGAACGAGGTCCGCGCGCTGGAGAACTGGCCGCGTTCCGACGCGAAGGGTATGGACGACTTCACCGTGCAGGCGCAGATGGTGCCGATCGAGAAGCTGGGCCAGGCGCCCGCAACTGCAACGCCGGCGACGCCGGCCACAGGGGTCACACAATGAAATTGCTCAACCTGCCGACCGAGATCAAGGCGATTGGCGATTCCGGGGCGTTCGAAGGTTACGCCGGCGTCTTCGGAAACATCGACCTTGGCGGCGACATCCTCATGCGTGGCGCCGTGAAGGAGGTCGTGAAGCTCCGGTCGGGGAAGTGCGTTGTGCTCAGCCAGCACAACATGCGCGACCCCATCGGCGCTTCGGACATCACGCAGGACGACAAGGGCATCGCGTTCGCCGGACAGCTGGCGCTCGAGGTACCCAGCGCGCGGCGCGATCACGCGCTCATGAAGGCCGGCATCTTGAGCGGAATGTCGTTCGGCTATGACGTGCTGCCTGGCGGCGCGAAGGTGCTCGAGTCGGGCATCCGCGAGCTGAATGCGATCAAGGTCTGGGAGATCTCTCCGGTCACCTTCGGCATGAACCCGCTGGCCGGCATCGACAACGTCAAGGCTGCCGGCCAGCTCACCACCATTCGCGAATTCGAGGACTTCCTCCGGGACGGAGCGGGGTTCTCGGCACGCCAGGCGAAGGCCATTGCGGCCGACGGCTGGAAGGCTCTGCAGTCGACTCGGGACGAGGACGGCGATGCGGGCGCAACGTTCGACGAAGTGCTGAAGAGCATTCGGTCGATCACCCTCTGAACCACCACCCAAAGGAAACCGAAATGAAAGCCCGAACCCTGTTCTCTGCGGCCGTTGCGCTGCTCTGCGCGGCTGCCGCCGGCGTCGCGCACGCCTTCGGCGTCGATGTCGTCGCGCTGGTCGTCGACCCGCACGCCGCTGCCGGCCTGATCCTGGCGAACGCTGCTGTCCTGAACCCGACCGAGATCAAGCAGGCCGTCGAGGCGGCGCTGAAGGATCTCACCACCGAGCACCAGAAGAGCCTGAAGGAAGCGAAGGAAGCGACCGAGCGGGCGCTCGACGAGGTGAAGCGGCTCGGCACGATCACGACCGAGACGAACGAGAAGCTGAAGGAAACCAGCGAGAAGGGCATGAAGGTGCAGACCGACCTGCTCGAGCTGCAGCAGAAGATGGCCGGCCTGAAGCTGAACGCCACTCCGGAGCGCGTGAAGACCGTCGGCGAGCTGGTCACCGAGTCCGAGCAATGGAAGGCCGCCGGCAAGTCCGGCCGTCCGGAAATGGCGTCGGTCGACGTGAAGACCTTCTTCCCTGGATACGGCACCAAGACCGCGATCGTCAACGCGACCGGCCAGAACCAGCCGCTCGTGATGGCCGACCGTGCGCCGATGGTGATGCCGGCCGAGCGCGAGCTCGTGATCCGGGACCTGCTGCCGGTGCGCGGGACGACCTCGAACCTGATCGAGTATGTCCGCGAGAACGTCTTCACGAACAACGCCGCGATCGTCTACAGCTCGCCGAACTACGAGAACGTGACGAAGCCCGAGTCCGGCATCACCTTCCAGATGCTGACCGCGGCTGTTGCCACGATCGCGCACTGGATCCCGGCATCGCGCCAGGTGCTGGCCGACGCCGGCATGCTGCAGGGCTACATCGAGGACCGACTGCTGTACGGCCTGAAGTACGTCGAAGAGGACGAAATCCTCAACGGCGACGGCAGCGCCGGCCACCTGTCGGGCCTGATGACGAACGCCACGGCCTACGCCGGCAGCGGCGCCGTGTCGGCCGACCAGCAGCTCGACACCCTGCTGCGCGCCTTCACGCAGGTCTACACGACCTCGCTGTTCCACCCGGACGGCGCCGTCGTGAACCCGATCGACTGGATGAAGATCCGGATCATGAAGGACACGCAGGGCCGCTACATCTTCGGCGACCCGAACAGCAACCAGACGCCTTCGGTCTGGGGCAAGCCGCTGGTGCAGTCCCTGTCGATCGCCGCGACGCGCTTCCTGACCGGCGCGTTCCGGGCGGGCGCGATGCTGTGGGACCGTGAGGACGCGAATGTGCGGATCGCCGAGCAGCACGGCGACTTCTTCATCCGCAACATGGTCGCGATCCTGGCGGAAGAGCGCCTGGCGCTGACCATCTTCCGCCCGACCGCGTTCGTGCGCGGCAACTTCAACTGATCGAGCGATCAGTGAACCGGGGCCGGCTGATCACCTTCGGGCGGCCGGCCCCACTTTCTCAGGAGACGACCATGTCCGAGCAGCTCATCAAGATGCGCGTCCTGAACCGCTACCGCGGCGCGGAGAGCGAGCAATTCCCCGCCGGCGACGGTGGCGTGCCCGAGGGCGCGGTGATCACCGTTTCTCAGGAGCGTGCGCGCCAGCTGATCGCCAACGGCAACGCCGCCCCGATCGTCGGTGGCGCGGGGAAGAAGCCGGCCGGCCCGCAGGAGAACCAGGCGGGAAACGGCCCGGACGCGACGGATGGATCGGCCGCACCGTCTGCGTCGTTGCAAGCGGGCCAAGCCTCGACCGCGCCGACTGCGACGAAGCCACCCGCCGCCAGGAAGGCGAAGGGTGGAAGGTCCTCGCGGTAAAGGACAACTTTCGGTTGCTGCCGCGGGCAGACGCGATCTATGCGTGCGACCCGCATTTCTGGGCTGCCGACCGCGGCGGCGTGCGGTACATCGACGAGCTACGCGCGCACGGCGCCGAGCTCTGGACGCAGGACGCCGGCGCAGCGCAGCGCTGGGGCCTGAACTGGGTGCGCGGCGTCGGCGAGGCGGGCCTTGGCCGCAAGGCGGTCCACTTCGGCGGCAACAGCGGGTTCCAGGCGATCAACCTGGCTTACCTCTGGGGCGCCACGCGGATCGTGCTGCTGGGCTTCGACATGCAGGTCGGCCGCGGCGGAGAGTCGCACTGGTTCGGCTCGCACCCGGACGGCAAGGGGTTCGGCAACCCGACGATCTTCGACAGCTGGATCAAGCACATGAAGATTCTGGCGCGTGACCTGAACGACCAGGGCGTCGACGTCTTCAACGCATCGCGCGAGACGGCGCTGTCCTGCTTCACCCGCTGTCGGATTCACGACCTGCCGTGAGCGTCGTCTGCTACTCGGTGCCGGCGGAACACACCTCGCCGCGCTGGGCCCGGTCGTTCGCGCGGGGTTGCCGCGGCGTCGTGTCGGTGTCCGATGCGCTGTCGGACGGTGATGTCGCCCTCTTTGGCAGTCCCGAGCGGTGGAGGTTGCTGCTGCAGGCGATCGCAGAGGGCCGGCGCTGGTTCTACGGGGATCACGCCTACTTCGGCCGCCGGCAGTTCTTCCGCGTCACGCGCAACGGCTTCCAGCACGACGCGAGTGGAGTCGGCGACCCGCGGCGGTTCGAGCAGTTCGGAATCCCCGTTCGCCGTTGGCGCGCGGGCAGCCACATCCTGCTCTGCCCGAACTCGCCGGCGCACTTCGAACGCGCTGGCACAACGGCCGACGCGTGGATCGCGGACACGGCGGCGACGCTGCGCCAGCACACCGATCGCGAGATCCGCGTCCGGTGGAAGAACAGCGGCGGCGAGCTGGAGACGGAGCTGCGCGAGGCGCATGCGGTCGTGGTCTTCACGTCGGTGAGCGGCGTCATTGCGGCGCTGCACGGTGTTGCCTGCTTCGCGACCGCGCCCTGCGCCTCGCTGGCGTTCGGCTCGAGCGACCTGTCGCGGATCGAGAACCCGGCCCGGCCGGAGAACCGCTTCGAAATGGCCTGCGCGCTGGCCGCGAATCAATGGACGCTGCACGAAATGGCAAGCGGCCAAGCATGGAAGGAACTCAACAGGTGAAAGAGTGGCGCGGCTGGAAGTTCCCCGACGGTGAGACGCACCTGATCGGCTGGATGAATACCGTCAACGACGTCCGGCACGGCCGGCCGACCTACCAGGCGGCGAAGTACGACGAGGCGCTGTCGCACTGCCGCAAGCGCCGTCGGGTGCTCGACGTCGGCGCGAACATCGGCCTGTGGTCGTGGCTGATGGCGCACGACTTCGATCGGCTGGAAGCTTTCGAGCCGGTTTCGCACTTCGCGGAGTGCTGGCTTGCGAACGTCGCTCCGACGCCGAGGGCCGAGCTGGGCCTCAACGTCATGGCGCTCGGCGCGGCGCCCGGCCGCGTGAGCATGGTCAACATGACGCCGGGCAGCTGCGGCGACACGACCGTCGACATCGGGCAGGGCGGCGAAACGCTGGGCGAGGTCGAAATGCGCACCCTTGACTCGTTCGGGTTCGAGGACGTCGACCTGATCAAGTGCGACAACGAAGGATTCGAGCTCTTCGTGATGCAGGGCGCGGTCGAGACGCTGAAGCGCTGCCGGCCGGTGGTGATCGTCGAGCAGAAGCCGGGTCATGGTGCCGCGTTCGGCCTCAGCGACACCGCGGCCGTGGCCTTCCTCGAAAGCCTGGGTATGCGGCTGCAACGCGTCATGTCCGGCGACTACATCCTGAAGTTCTGATCGTGCTGCAGCTCTTCACCGGCTTCGACGCGCGCGAGTCCGTCGGATGGCACGTCTTCGTCGCGTCGGCGCTGGCGCGTTGCTCCGTACCGCTTGCTCTGCACCCCATCGTGATCGACCACTACCCCGTCAAGCAGGGTTCGAACGCGTTCACCTTCTCGCGCTTCCTGATCCCGCACATCCTCGGATACCAGGGCTGGGCGGTCTTCGTCGACGGTGCCGACATGCTTTGCCGCGCCGACCTAGCCGAGCTCGAGCAGCTGCGCGATCCCTACATGGCGGTGCAGGTCGTGAAGCACGAATACCGGACGCGCCATCCGCGGAAGTACGTTGGCACGGATCTGGAGTGCGAAAACCGCGACTACCCGCGGAAGAACTGGGCGAGCGTGATGCTCATCAACTGCTACGCGGCGGTGTGGCGGCGCATGACGCCGGAGGCGATTCAGAAGATGCCAGCGCTCGACCTGCTGGGCCTGCGGTTCATCGACGACGATCGGATCGGCGACCTGCCGCTGGTGTGGAACTGGCTGGTCGACGAATACGGCGACAGCGCCGAGGCAAAGCTTCTGCACTGGACGGCAGGCACGCCGCAGTTTCCGGCCTACCGCGACGCGCCGGCGGCGGCTGAATGGCTCGAGGCGGCCACCGAGCTGATCGTCTGATGGGCTTCGGTGACGAAATCATGGCCGCGGGCAGGGCGGAGAAGCTGGCGCGCAAGCTCGGCAAGCCGGTGCGCATCGTCGACCTGCTGGGCGAGACCCGCTGGTCGGAGGTCTGGAACGGAAACCCGTACATCACTCAGGACCCGGCCGCGCCGGTGATCCGCGACGGGCCCGGCTGCCGGCCGTACATCGCATACCCGTTCACCGCCGCAGGGCACGGATACACCGACTTCCAGGCGCGCGAGCACCGCGGCCGGCTGTACCTGACGGCAGAAGAGCTCGACGCTGGCCGGCGCGTCGCGGAGCGCGGGCGGTTCATCGTGATCGAGCCGAACACCAAACCGGGCTCGAACGTCAACAAGCAGTGGCCGCGCGAGAACTGGTTTCAGCTGGTCGAGCAGCTCCGCGATGTGCGGCTGGTGCAGATCGGCCTGCCGGAGGCGAGGCGCCTGCGCGGGGTCGAATTCGTGATCACAGCGGGCTTTCGGCAGGGCGCTGGTGTCCTGGCAGCCTCCGCCGGTCTCGTCGCCTCTGAGGGCGGTCTACACCACGCTGCCGCGGCGCTCGACGTGCCGGCGGTGGTCATCTTCGGCGGTTCGCCCTCAGTGCGTGCCACCGGATACCCCGATCACATCAACCTCGGCGGCATGGATCCCTGCGGCCGCTGGCAGCTTTGCCCGCATTGCGCCGCAACGATGCGCGGGATCACCCCGAAGCTCGTCGCAATCGCCGTCCGATCCCTCTTCGAAAGGCCAACCCCATGCCCTACACCACAGCCGTAAAAGCGGCCCGGATGTCGGCGGTCCTCGCCGCGCTCGACGCTGCTGGCCCTGCCGCCTACATCGAGATCGGCACCGCCGGCATGGCCGCCGTCCTGGCCACCGTGGTCCTCGGCGATCCGTCTGGCGTCGTGGCCGGCGACACGCTGACATTCAGCGGCTTTCCGCGCAGCGACACGATCGACGCCACCGGGACCGCGGCGGCGGCCAGGCTGCGCGCCGGCGACGGCACCGACATCCGGACCGGCCTCACCGTCGGGACCAGCGGCAGCGGCGCGAACCTCATTGTCGGGACGACGAGCTTCGTTTCTGGTGCGCAAGTCGAGATTGAATCCGCCACGCTGACGCACGGCTGACTCGCTGACCGGGCTCCGCGATGGCGATCACCTTCACCGACGACTTCAGCGCGCACGCCAACGGCACGCAGCTGACGGCGATCGGCGCCGCGGCATGGGCGTATGTCCAGAAGACCGCCGGCACGCTGAGTACCGCTGCTGCCGTCAACGGCTCGGCGCAACTGGCTTCGACCGGCTCCGGCAAGACCGGCGCAGGGATCTATCGGCATAACGCCGGCGACGCTGACCACTACATCAAGGCGTCCTTCCAGTCGTATCCGTCCGGACTGCACAGCCTCGCGGTCCGGGTCACCGACGCGGACAACTTCATAGCGCTCGACGTCCGCACGTCGAACGTCTTCTTCCGCAAGCGCGTCGCGGGTGTCGACACGACTCTCGGCTCGGCGGTGAACACCAACGTCGCCGGTGACGTCTATGAGGTCCGGCTCGTCGGCAACACCGCGAGCGTTCGCAAGAACGGGACGCAGATCATCAGCAGCGCGTCGACAACGGACGTGCCGGCGTCGACCTACGTCGGGATCCTTCCGACCGCGGCGTCGAACTACATCCTCGACAACCTCGAGGCGGGCAACTTCCTGGCCGGCGACACGCTCACCGTCGCGACGATCTCGAAGCTCTACCAAGCACAGGGCAGCGGCCGCGCGATTGCAATCAGCGGCACCTACGGCGGCGGCGTCACCGGGATCGAATACCGGGTCGAGCAGGGCGGCGTTGCGCTCACCGGGCTCGATTGGCAGGCTCTGGGCGGCAGCTTCGCGGCGGGCGTGTGGTCCGGCACGACGGCGGCAATCCCAGTCGGCGGCGCGTCTGCGATGTATTCGCTTCGCGTGCGCGCAACCGGAGTCACGCTCGAGGCGACGGCTCAGCCGTTCGGTGTCGGCCTGGTCGTCGGGGTCTATGGGCAATCGAACGCCGTGCAGTTCCTGGAGACGAACGGCGGGTCCGCCGGGGCGATGCCGGCGACCGCCTGGCTGATGCGCGGCAGCGTCTGGGAACAGGGTGCGGTCTACGGGGCCAGTGCGGCAGCGATTCGGCTGTCCACGCTGCTCGGGATCCCGGTCGGCTTCATTCAGGGCGGCGCCGGTGGTCAGCCTGCAACGGCGTTTGTGCCGGGCGCGGGAACGGGCTACTACGAGGATTTCGAGGACGACATCGATCTCGCCGGTGGCGACATCGGAGCGCTGTACTGGAACCAGGGCGAGGCCGGGCCCGGCAACGTCACGAGCTACAAGGCGGCGCTGTCGTCTATTCGTTCGGCGCTGCTGGCGCACACCGGGCGCGCCGCCGCCGACATGCCGTTCCTGATCGCACTGCTCGGTCGCTACAACGGCACGCCGGACAGCACGATCAACACGAACTACAACCTCGTGCGCCAGGCGCAAAGGGAATGGGCCGGCGAGAACACGGGTGGCGTGGTTGCGCTGACCGAATTCGACGAAGCGCAGACCGACGAGTACCACTTCACCGGCGCCGCGCAGCAGGACATCGGCAAGCGCCTGGCGCAGTCGCTCGCCGCCTACCTCGGGACGGTCACGCCGTACGGACACGGCCCGGCGCTTCTGAGTGCCAGCCGCGTCGGCGCGACGGTGACGGTCGCGGTCGACCTGAACGACGCGACCTCGCTGACGAAGGCGACCGGCGCGGCGGCGACCGGCTGGACGGCGACGACGAACGACTGGGTCGGCACCGTCACGATCAGCGACGTGCAGATCAGCGGGTCGAACGTCGTGCTCACGCTGGCCGCAGATCCGGGCGGCGCGACCGTGAAGGTGAGGCACCTTTACGACGCGTCGCCGGACGTCACGAACCAGATCAAGGGCACCGGCTATCCGATCCCGGACATCGGCCTGCAGAACGGTGAGATGACGGCGTCGACGCTGATCACCGGCACCTTTGCCGCCACCGACGAGGACGACGCCTTCGCGGCTGCAGGCTCGGTCGAGATCGCCGCGTCGTTCTCGATGACCGACGAGGACGACGAATTCGCCGCGGTCGCTGGCCTGGCCATCTTCGGCGAGCTGGCGCTGACGGATGAGGACGACGTCTTCAGCTCCGGCTCGGCCGTGTCGCCAGTGGTCTACGCACGAATCCCGAGCGGCGCGAAGCCGTCGTATCGGCGCTTGCGCCCGGCAGCGCTGAGCACCGCCCGCAGAAGGAACTGACGACATGGGAATCAAGGTCATCACGCCGCCGACCGAAGAACCGATCGGGCGGCAGGCGTGTCAGCGACATCTGCGCCTCGATGGTTCCTTCGATAGCCCCTGGGTGGATCACCCGGAGGGTGAGCTGATCGAGGGATACCTCGCCGCCGCTCGCGAGCACGCGGAGCTCTACACCGAGCTGTCGCTCGCGCCGCAGACGCTCGAGCTGGCGCTCGACGAGTTCCCGTCCGCCGAGATTCAGCTGCCCCGCGGGCCGGTGCGGTCGGTGGAATCGGTGTCCTACGTCGACGAGGACGGCAACGCCCAGACGGTCGACGCGGCGAACTACGTGCTCGACGACTACTCGGGCGACGCCTGGCTGCTGCCGGCCGACGGCTTTGACTGGCCGGCGACGGGGCGCTTTGCGAACGCTGTGAAGGTGCGGTACATCGCTGGCTTCTCGAGCCCGACCGAAAGCCCGCAGTCCTACCCGCTGCCGAAGTCGATCAAGACGGGGCTGCTTCTGCTCATGGCTCACCTGTACGAGAACCGCGAGGACTCCACGGCCGGGGTCAGCGTGATCGAGATTCCGAGCGGCGCGAAGTCGTTTCTGCGACCGCTCCGGAAGAGCACGGGGATCGCCTGATGCGTGCCGGCCGCCTGCGCCAGCGGGTCTACATCGACCGGCCCGTCGACACGCTCGACGTGAACAACGACCCGGTGCGCACGTGGGAACCGGTCGGAGACTTCTGGTGGGCCGGCGTCGAACCGCTGACGGCACGCGAGTTCGCGAACGGCACCGCGACGCTGGGCGTGATGGACACGCGCTTCATCTTCCGGTGGTCCCAGGCGTTCGAAGAGATCACCGAGCGCTACCGCATCCGCTTCCGTTCGAAGGTCTACAACATCGTGAGCGTCGCTGAGCGGCGCGCCGAGCGGCGGGAAATGGAAGTCATGGCTAAGACCGGATCCAACGAGGGTTGATCATGGCGACGACCACCCGGGTAAGAGTCGAAGGGCTGAAGCAGCTGCAGGCGGAACTGCGGATGCTCGGCGAGGACATGACGAAGAAGATCGCGCGGTCCGCCACCAACGCCGGCGCGCAGGTCATCCGGAAGCGGGCGAAGCAGCTGGCGCCGATCGCGGACGAGGACTATGTCGTCGAGGGAACGCCCGTGAAGCGCGGGAACTTGCCGAAGCAGATCGTCGTCAAGCGCGTGAAGCCCAGCGAGACGCCGCTGACGTCGGAGCACGTCGTCGCGGTGCGCGGAAAGAAGAAATACGGCTATGCCTCGCGCATCGGCGCGCTGCAGGAATTCGGCACGGTGAAGATGTCGCCGCAGCCGTTCATGCGGCCAGCCTTCGACCAGGAGAAAGGCTTCGCGGTGGCGGCGATGAAGAAGAAGATCGCCGACCGCATCGCGAAGGCTGGCAGGAAATGACCGTCCAGACCGACATCATCGCCGCGCTGGGCCCGCTGGTCGGCAACCGCGTGCATCCGAACACGTTCCCGCAGGTCGAGGGCGGTTACCAGGACTGGCCGGCGATCCGCTTCGTGATCGTCGACAGCATCGACGCGACCGACGTCTGCGGCAGCGGCACGGTCGCGACCGACGACGTGCGGGTGCAGCTGGACATCGTCGCCAAGGGCTACACCGCAATGCAGTCCCTGACGAACGCTGCGATCGCGGCCCTCATGGACCGCACGCCGCCGGCGACGCGCCAGAACCTCAGCGAAGAGTACGACGGCGAAACGAAGACGCACCGCGCGACGCTCGACTACATCTTTTCGCAATCCAGCACCTGACGGTGCTCCGCTTCCCCATCCAGCCCGCCGTGAGCGGGCTTTTTCACATCACCACCTGAGAGGGTTTCATCATGGCAGCAGGCAAGCGCTACAAATTCCAGGGGTCGACCTTCCAGGTGCAGACCGCCGTCGGGACGAACAAGCCCATCACCGAGATTTCGAAGGCCGACCCGGCCGTCGTGACGTCCGCCGCGCATGGCGCCGTGCTCGGCGACGTGCTGAAGATGACGGTTCCGACGGCATCGGGGATGACCGAGCTGAACGGCAACCTCTACGCGGTCGACGATCCGTTGACGAATACCGTCGAGCTGGCCGGCGTCGACTCCACCGACTACACGACGTTCGTCCTGAACAGCCCGAACGGCGCGTTCTTCAACCTGGTCACCTTCAGCCAGTTCTGCGAGCTGACCGGGGTGAACCAGCAGGACGGCTCTGCGGACGAGATCGAGGTCACGACGATCTGTTCCAACGCCAAGGAATTCGAGCTGGGGCTGTCCGATTCGGGCTCGCTGCAGCTGGACTTCAACTGGGCGGGCAACCAGGCGGTGCAGGCCGCCATGCGCGCCGCGAAGTCGTCCGGCGATCAGCTGGCCTTCAAGATCGTCTTCCCCGGCGATGGCGGCTCGGTGATCATGCTCGGCAACGTGCAGTCGACCAGCTTCCAGGGCGCTGTGAATGGCGTCTGGACCGGCTCGGCGACCATCAAGCTGACTGGCGAGATCTTCGTCCTCGAGGCCGCCTGATGGACCGAGACGCGCTGATCGCCGCGATGCGGCAGACGGCCGCCTTCAAGCCGAAGGCGGTCCAGGTCGATGGCTGGGGCACCGTCTACGTGCGAGCGCTGACGGTGGCCGAGTTCGACGAGCAGGTGCAGCAGGCGGCGAGCGGCACCGAGAAGGACCGGCTCGCCAAGGGTGCGGCGCGCATCCTGTGCGATGAAACCGGGGCGCGCTTGTTCGACCCGTCGAGCCCCGATGACGTCGCACTGCTGGCCGCGCAGCCCTGGCCGCTGCTCCGCCAGCTGAACAAGGCGTTCGAGGAACAGAACGCCGCGACCGAAGAGGTGCGGGAGGCGCTGGGAAAAGCCTGACCCCTCGCCAGGAGTTCGTCATGGACCTGGCGCTCGAACTGGGGATGCCAGCGCAGCAGCTGCGCGAGACCATGACCGAGCTCGAGCTTGCGCTCTGGGTGGAATACGCGCGGAAGAAGTTTCTTCCGACCAGGCGGATCGAGGTCTACCTCGCGCAGATCGCGAAGGCGATGGCCGGCGGAACGATCGCCGACTACCTGCTCGACATGCAAAAGGGGCCGGCACCGCTCACCAGCGGGGAGGGGGCATCGGCGCTCGGTTCGATCGCCGGCGGCATTGGCGTTCGCGTTCTCGGGAAGAAGCGGAAGAAGAAGGGCGGGTGAGCAATGGCTGCAGGACTTGGATCGCTCGTCGTTTCGCTTGGGCTGGATGCGGCCGACTACACGCAGGGGCTGACGAAGGCCGAACGAGAGGCGGAGCGATTCGCCGACAACGTCAAGCGCACGGCGACCGAGGCCGGGAAGCTGCTCGGCGCCGCGGCGGCTGCTGGCGCCGCCGGACTCGTCTACTTGGTGAAGTCGTCGATCGACGCCGCCGACAACCTGAACGACCTTTC